CACCCTGCTTGGCGTATTTCAGATTCGAAGTTGCCGAATCCCCAGTTGCTAGTGCTCCTCCCGAAGTGAAGTAACCTGTGTTGGTGTTGGTTGTGGTCGTAGTGGAATTCCATGTCGCTGTCAGAGATGTCAGGCTCTTTGTGTCATACTTGTCATAGTAGAACTGTCTCGAGTAGGCCTCTTTGAGTTTTGTTTCGACTGATAGATCAATAACTGACTGTATATCACTCCTGTTGTTGAACGTGAAAGTGAATGTTGGGGTCGTCTCCTCCCTGTACAGTATGCCATCCTCCGCGAACACTGAAACATTGGAATAGGCTCCAGTAGGATCCAGTATCTCTTTTGCTCTAGATATACCAGACGCCGATCTGTTCACGGATCTCACTTTCACTATCTCCTGTGATGCTGAAAGTGGAACTACTTGGTAGTCCTCCGCTGTGATCATCCTGTTCTGCGAGTAGTACACCTGTCCCGCTTTTTCTCGTATGCTGTCGTTCGATTCTGTCGCGGCCGAATTGTAAACCGACTGCTTTAAGCTCATCGTAATCGTCAAAGTCTGTTGTGAACCATTAGCATCTATGTAACCAACACTTATCTGGACATTCTTCATGTCTGCCGGTTGTAAAGCATACTTGGCGTTGTCACTGATTCTGTAATAGGATCTAAATGATCCCAACGGAAGATTAGAGAAGTTGCCATCCCCGAACACAAGATCTATTGCGTCATCGTTTTTGGTTACGACATTGTAAATGTTCCTGATGTTCTTTGACAATGAATTGTAAATGGCGTTGTTTCCAGACAGGGATGGTACCTTGGTCCAGCTCTCCGCTATCTGTCCGAACTGGTCCAACTTGTAGAGCCACACATCGGAATCGTTGATGTTGCTGGTGTCAATGCTTTTCACATAATTCGTTATGGCAGTGTCCACTGTGAAATCTGTGTTCTGGATCGTGCCCTGTTTGAACAGGAAGAAAAATCCTGTGCTGTTGGAACTGTCACCTGAACCGTCTGATCTATAGGTGTATGTGAGTCCCGTGCCCTCAACAGGCGGTGACTCATAAATGCTGTCGCTGTCAGTGATCCTCGATGGCACTATCTCGAAAGATCTAGTGATGCCTGCCACTGACTTGCTGAAGTTGAAGATCGGAAGACCGTTCTGATTCGACGCAACTGTGTAGGTCTCTGTGTCTATGCCACCTATCTTTGCTTTTTCCCGGGGATTGCCAAAACGTTGTCCTGTTTGGTTTGCGGCGTTCAGGATCGCGATGAACTGCTCCCTGTAGTTGGAGTTTGCGGAATCATTCCAAATTATAGTAGAATTCGCTAGGTTGGTGCCTGAACTGTCTCTAACATCCTGTGTCGTAGATATCGAATCAATTTTCAGTAATCCAGTTGCGGGTTTGTTACGCTTGGCGTTGTAGTTGATCAACCTCGCCAACCTTAGGATAGAATTCCTTCTCTCCGCGGTCTCCAGGAAGTTCTCCCTGGCGTTGAGGTCCACCCTGAAAGATAGTGCCTGTGCTATGTAGGCTATGAGGTCTATGAGGGCGACATACTCCGAACTTTCTACGAAGTCATTGAAATCATCCGGGTAGTTCTCCTGTAGGTAGGCCACCATGGTCCTCCTCAGCGTCTCGAAGTCGTATGATTTGAAATCCGCCTGTTGGAAGGCCTGATAGATCTTGCGCCAATCCTCGGCTACCAGTAATCGGTTCTGTCTGTCTGTTGTGGCCATTGTATATACAACGGTATTTATATGCGAGGTAATATGCGCTTATTAAGATAGACGCAGAAGCGAGTTCTCGTCGAAGTTGAATCGCAGTTTCTCAGTGATGTTCAGGGGCACGTATGTTATAGTGGCCTGTATGGCTATGCCCTTGTCCGCCTCTGTGACCAGTATCTCCTGTGTGGATATGCGAGGATCCGCGTTGAGATTCGCAGTGACATCCTCCACTATGGCCTCTTTGAGTTGTTCCGTAAATGGCTCGAATATGGCGTCATATATGATCGTGCCGAATTCGGGATTCTCCACACGTTCGCCTTTGCGAACGGAAAGCCTGTTGATCAGGTCCTGTTTGGCCACCTCGAAGTCGTACAGTTTGAAGTTCTGCTTGTCCGCACGGCTACTGAAACCCTTGAAGGTCACTGACTTGTCCGTTAATTTGCCGCCTGATCCGTTCTCACCGTATGCCATTAGTCCAATCTCCTGAATTCCACGTCCACTTTACCATAATCAACCATGTAGAATCCTGTGTGTGTCATTGTTCTCGCCCATGGAACTTCCTGTGCCATCACGCCCTCGTATGTTCCATCGGTGTGTTTGTATTTAAACGAATATATGTTGATGCCTGAAGGCGACTCGCCAACTAATTTTATGTCTTCCTTCAATCTCTGGTCACTGAACTTGAATCCACTGAAGAATGTCTTGACCGCACCACCTATGGCACCTATCTTGCTGGATAGGTTCACTCCCACGTTCTGTAGGAACGTCTGTCCGCCCCTGGCGGCGTCCCTGGCGTTGAACAGTCCCGCCTTGCTGGCCAGACTCTTGACCTGGTTCATGCCCACTATCTTGCCTCCCACAACACTCGAATAGGTCTGAGTTATACTGCTTAGGTTAGATATGCTTGGCACTATGTTGCCCGCTGAAAGATTCTTTGTGAGACCTTGAACAGAGTTCAATGCGTTGTTGGCTAAATCAATGTTGCCAGAAATACCTGATACTGTGTTATTACCCAGTGTGAACAGTTCACCCGCTTGATTGACGAAAACATTGTCCTTGAACAGTTCCGTGCTCTTGCCCGTGAACGACTCCACCACCTGTGATGTGAGACTCGATGTGAGATCTTTGACATCAGTGTTGAATTCAAATCCTTTGATCTTCTCTGATATGCTGTCCTTGATGTCGAAAGGCAGATCCACTTTGCCTGTGATCCCGTAGATGTCGTTGTACTTGGTCCCAAAATCTGTGAGCAGTTGTTTGGCCTTGGCGGCGTCGGTGCTTGACCCCATCTTCTGTTTCACGTACTCCAGTGCGTCCGCTTGGTACTGCGCATCTCTGATGGCACTGTTCTCGCTGAGTCTATTCTGCATGTTTACGAACTCCGCGGTTCCTGGTGTGCGAGACAACTGACTCCAACGTTTCTTGTCATCGCTGTCAATTGGAATGATCCCGTCATTGCCAATCACGCTGGCCCTGAACATGGGTTCGTGAGTGACGAACCTGTGTACGGTCGTCTTAGTCTTCCTTGTGAACTGCTCTAGAGGTTTGATTCCCTTCTGCGCCAACTCAACATCTCCCTCGTCCCTGATCTGTATGCCAGCCTTTTCCGGTGTCAGCCAATTTGGCCCCCATGTTGGACTCGCGCTGGTGGAGTTGAAGTGCACCTGTGATCCCGCTAGGTGAATCTGTCCTGATGCACCGTGTAACTGTGTGCCACTAGTGAATGATGAAATGCCGTCCCTGGCGTAGTCCCTCACGGATCCCGCCTGTGAACTGTTCAGTATGCCCTTCTGCCCGAGATTCAATAAAAGATCCGCGGAGTGTATCATCTCCTTGGCGGAACTGAACCTCACCTGACCGTTGGCGTGCATGTTTATGTTGGAATCAGAATGTAAATTGAAGTCACCCTCTGTCCTCATGTTGATTCCCCCTACTCCGGAATAGATGTCTATCCTGCCATTGCTCTGCATCTCGATGTAGGCATTTCCAGAACCATTGGCTATGTAAACCACGCCCTCGGTGTCGTGCATCAACAGTTGATGCCCAGATGCTGTTCTTAACCTTGTCAGTTGATTGAGCCCAACGGCGTCACCGTCGTCCATGACGAAACTGTGTCCAGGACTCCTGTCCGGTGTGACCACCGTGCCCTCCAGCCCTATGTTGAGCTGTCTCGAGTCTGGTCTTATCCTACCCGGGGTGCTGATGCCAAAGACCTGGCTTGGTGATTCCCTACGCGCCGATGATGTTGTGGTGCCCCTCACGTTATCTGATATCAGTCCTTCTTTCAGCAACTGTTCTGCTAAAATGTCGTTAACTGGATATTTCCATTTACCAGTAGTTTTTAGTGTCTCGCCATCTTCGTACAGTCTCTGGTTCTTCTCACCCACTGGTAGGAATGAAGCGCCATATTGTTGTTCTTTGGTCTGATCGTAATCTCCCAAGGCGG